ATGCGTATCACCGGTGATAATACTCCAATTATGCCGGGTGAGTTCCGTGACGTGGATGTGCCAGCAGGCACAATTAAAGATTCTATTGTACCTCTCCCGTACAAAGAACCATCAAGCGTACTCTACTCACTACTTGGGAACGTAGTAGATGAAGGACGACGTATTGGTGCAGTAGGTGACATCCAAGTAGGTGATATCAACGCCCAAGCCCCTGTAGGAACAACTCTGGCTCTTATGGAGCGTTCTATGCAAGTGATGTCTGGTATTCAGGCTCGCTTACACGCCGCTATGAAACAAGAACTTCGTATCTTAGCTAGGATCGTACATGACTACATGCCTGCCGAGTACGCATATGAGATGGATGAACCCGCAGATCGTATATCCGACTTTGATGGTCGGGTGGACGTTATTCCGGTATCTGACCCTAATGCAGCTACAATGGCACAGCGTATAATGCAGTATCAAGCGGCACTCCAGCTAGCCCAACAAGCACCACAGATGTACAATATGGGCAAACTACACCGTCAAATGCTCGAAGTTCTGGGTATTAAAGATGCGGATGATATCATCAAGCTACCAGAAGATATTAAACCCGCTGATCCAGTAACTGAGAATATGGCTATATTAAAGCAAGAGCCAGTCAAAGCCTTCGCTTATCAAGACCACGAGGCGCATATCCAGACTCACATGATGGCAATGCAAGACCCTAAGATCATGCAGGTTGTGGGACAATCACCGTTTGCAAGCGCAATTCAGTCTGCTGCGATGTCTCATATTACGGAACACGTAGCCCTGCAGTATCGTGTAGAGATACAGAAGCAGTTGGGTGTAGAACTACCAGACCCAGAGGCACCGTTACCAGAAGATATAGAACTTCAGGTTTCGCGCCTAGCTGCACAAGCCGCAGAGAAGTTGTTTAAGAAAGGCCAAGCCGAAGCATCTGCGGAACAAGCCGCTGCACAGCAAGCTGATCCACTTACTCAGATTCAGCAACGTGAGTTGATGATTAAAGAAACTGAGTTGAAACATAAGATCGAGATGGATAAGCTGAAAGTAAATATCGACGCTATGGCTAAACAGGAGAACGCCCGACTACAACAAGCACGTATCGACTCTGAAGAGGAGAAAGAAGCGGCTCGTATCGGGGTTAAGGTTGCCGAGCTTGAAACAGATCAGAAAGAGTCCGCAGCACGCCTAGCTATGGATATTGCAGAGAAAGTGAACTTAGATGGCTGATAGTGTTTTCCATACCATGCTTACACGGCTCGATGAGAGCCGCACATCTATCGCCGAACACCTTGCAGAAGGCGGCGCTAAAGACCAAGAAACTTACTGGAAACTAGTAGGTAAATACGAAGCTCTAACTATTATACGTAATGATGTTAAAGATATTGAGAAGAAGTATATTGAAGCTTAGGCATCATACGTGTAGATATATGACATAACGTGGAATAACCCACGCAAAAGGCGCTGTGAGCCTCTAATCACTGCAGGAGACTAAGATGTACGCTACCGACAAAGTAGATGACGAGCAGCTACTGGCAAAATTGCCCGAACCGAAAGGTTACAAGCTGCTTATCGCAATCCCAGAACTTGAAGGCAAGACAGATGGCGGTGTTTATATGCCCGATTCTTTAACCAAAATGGAAGAAACCGCGACCATTATTGGATATGTCATAAGTATAGGTGCTGAAGCCTATACAGACAAAGAGCGGTTCCCGAATGGACCTTGGTGCGAAAAAGGTGATTTTATTATCTTCCGTTCGTATTCAGGTACACGTTTTAAATTACATAACAAAGAGTTCCGTATTATCAACGACGATACTGTTGAAGCGGTAGTCGAAGACCCACGGGGGTACAGTAGAGCATGAATGAAGAAATAGAAGCAGTCGTTGAAGACACAGTAGTAGAGCCCGGAGCGTTAGAAGTAGACGTTGAAGGTGATGACTTCGAAGTAGAAATCGCTGATGATACTCCTGAAGAGGATAAAGGTCGCCCACGTCGGGCAGCTGACGCAGAGGCAGATATTCCAGAAGACGAGGAACTTGAAAAACACAGCGAATCGGTACAGAAACGTATCAAGAAGCTAAAATTCGAGTTCCATGAAGAACGTCGTCGCAAGGAAGAAGCCGAACGCGAACGTGAAGCCGCAGTTCAGTATGCAGAATCGCAGAAGAACGAAGCTACACGTCTCCGTAAAAACCTTTCTGAAGGTGAAGGTGTACTGGTTAACGAAGCCAAGGCGCGTGTAGCGTCAGAACTTAACAGCGCGAAACGAGCTTATAAAGAGGCTTATGAGGCTGGAGACACCGATGCTGTGCTTGAAGCGCAGATGTCGTTGTCCAAGCTACAGCTTGAAGCTGATCGTGTAGAGAACTGGAAACCGGCGCAGCGAGTTGTGCAAGACCAGTCTCAAGCTCCAGCACCGCAAGCAGCGCCTCGTGTTCCTAGACCCGATCGTAAAGCACAGGAATGGGTAGCTGAGAACGATTGGTTCCAGAAAGATACGGGCATGACACGGTACGCTATGCTCATACATGAAGAACTATTAGAGACAGGCGTTGATTCTACATCGGATGTGTACTATAGTAAGATAAACGAGGCCATGCGGTCTCGATACCCAGATCGCTTTGCGGACGTGGAACCCGAGGTTCGACAACCACAACGTAAGGCTGGCTCCGTGGTGGCCCCGGGTGGTAGAAATACCGCCTCATCACGCAATAAAGTTGTCATCACCTCATCGGAGGCCGCAATCGCCAAGCGCCTCGGATTATCTAATAAAGAATACGCGGCGCAAAAGCTAAAGGATATGCAAAATGGCTGATAGAAAACCTCGTACAACCGAAACCCGCGAAGCGGGAGAACGTCGTAAACCTTGGAAACGCGCGTCTATGCTACCTACCCCCGAACCACGAGACGGACTTTCGTTTCGCTGGATTCGCACAGCTACATTGGGTAATGCAGATATGACAAATGTTTCTGGACGGTTTCGTGATGGCTATGTGCCCGTAAAGGCAGTGGATTATCCTGAGCTACACATCATGTCAGATATTGATTCTCGATTTAAAGACAATATCGAAGTTGGTGGGTTATTGCTTTGCGCTATCCCGACCGAACTAAGAGACGATCGTATTCATGGTCAACTTGAGTCTGCACAAAATCAGGCTGAAGCTGTCGATAGAAACTACATGCGTGAGTCTGACCCGCGGATGCCTATGCTTAAACCTGAGCGTAGTTCGCGGTAATTATATGGTAAGGGGCAATGATGCTCTTTACTTCAAAAGTAAATAAATCTGGAGGAAGAGCATCATGGCTACTACAGCTGCTCCCTATGGTCTAAAGCCGGTAAAACGTGCCGACGGTATGGCCTACGCTGGGGCTACGTCCCAGTACCTGATCGACCCCGCTGGAGAGGCAACAAACCTCTTTTACGGTCAAGTCGTTCATATCGGTGCTGATGGTTACATCGCACTATCAACTGCAACAGGTGCCGACGGCACTACAAACGCATTACCAACAGGAACAGCTCTAACGGGTTCTCTTGGTGTGTTTGTGGGTTGTGAGTACGTAAATGACCAAGGTCAACCTACGTTCGCACAATACTACCCTTCTGGCACTTCTAATGGTGGCGCTATAAGAGCGTATGTTGTGGACGATCCAAACGTACTATTCCAAGTACAAGCAGACGGCGCTATGGACCAGTCTGATATAGGTGCGAACACTTTCTTCGCAGCTGCTCAGTCTACATCTACTGGCAACACTGCTACTGGTAACTCTACAAGTGCCGTTGACGCGACCACTAAGACTACTACCGCCGCCTTCCGTATCGTGGCCGCTGCATCTCCTATTAGCGATGCATACCCTGATCTTTTGGTTAAACTTAACCCCGGCTACAGCAGCATGACTAACGCTGTTGGCTTGTAAGGAGGTCTAAACTATGGCTATTTCACGCGCACAGGCGCTTAAAGAGCTTTTACCCGGACTCAACGCCCTTTTCGGTCTTGAGTATGGTAAATACGAAAACGAACACGCGGACATTTATGAGACAGAAAATTCAGAGCGTAGCTTTGAAGAAGAAGTTAAATTATCTGGTTTTGGTGCAGCACCAACAAAGGCTGAAGGTTCATCTATTGCGTATGATAATGCGCAAGAGGCGTTCACAGCTCGCTACACACACGAAACTATCGCTATGGGTTTCGCCATCACTGAAGAAGCGATGGAAGATAACTTGTACGATTCTTTGTCCTCACGTTACACAAAAGCTTTAGCTCGCGCTATGGCATACACTAAGCAGGTTAAAGCTGCTTCATTGCTCAATACGGGCTTTGACACTTTCCAATCTGGTGATGGTGTAACATTGTTCAGTACTGCACACCCAACAGTTGGTGGCGGCACAAACTCTAACCGTCCAGCGGTTAGTGCTGACCTTAACGAGACTTCTCTCGAACAAGCGATTATCGACATCGCAGGGTACACAGACGAACGTGGCTTACTTATCGCAGCTCGCGCTAAAAAGCTAATTCTTCCGTCTGCTTTACAGTTCGTAGCGACTCGTTTGTTGGAAACAAGCCTACGTGTAGGTACAGCTGATAACGATATCAATGCTATCAGCTCTAACGGTGCAGTTCCTGAAGGATATGGCGTAAACCATTATCTTACAGACGCTGACGCTTGGTTCCTGACTACAGACATCCCTAACGGTATGAAGCATTTCGTACGTTCTGCGATGGCTACAGGAATGGATGGTGACTTCGACACTGGCAACGTGCGCTACAAAGCGCGTGAGCGTTACAGCTTCGGTGTTTCTGATCCATTAGGTATCTACGGATCACAAGGCGCGTAAGCTCCTAATATTTAAATTTGGAGGCTCCACTTCGGTGGGGCTTTCTTTTTGCCTAAAGGTGTTGTAGGATACCTATATCCCTGACAGTCGCATGGTGCGGCTGACATTTGCCACGACAGGAGATTCTCATGGCTAACACAACTTTTTCCGGACCAATTCGCGCCGGTAATATTAAGAATACTACAGGTACAACTATAGGTACGAACATTGCTAACGTAGGTTACGTTGTTATGTGCCAAGACACAGTACAAAGCCTTGCAGGCGGCGCTCTTGGAGCGGTTACAACAGATATTGTAATTCCTGCTAATTCTAAGATCGTTAACTGTATCATCGACCTTGTAGTTGCGGCTAACACCACTACCAATATAAGCGTTGGGGAAGTTGGCGGTAACGCAAATACTATCATTAATGCAGTTGCATCAGGAACCACAGTAGGTGTCAAAGCACTAGGTGCTGGCGGCGGTGGAACCCTAGCGTGGGGTGACACTGGTACATCAGACCTTCGTTTAACTGTAACATCTTCTGCTGCTACTAACGCGGGTTCTGTTCGCATTACAATCATGTATGCACAAGCGTTTAACAGTGCAATCTTACCGTAAGGAGTTAGCAAATGGCTGGTCAAGAAGTACGAGCTTATAACTTTGCGGTAGGTGATACCGCTGCACTTGTAGGCCCATCACGCGGTAGATTGCAGGGGGTTCTAGTGAACGCCGCATCTGCCGCTGCTTTCACTATTCGTAGTGGGTCAGCTACTGGCCCTATTATACTGCAGTTAACTCTACCTGTTGGTTGGAACGACGTATATATTCCAAATGACGGTATTTTAGCTGATAACGGTTGTTTTGTTTCTGCCTTTACAGGCTCAGGAAACGTGATGACATTGCTTATAGAGTAACATGGCAGTTAAGAAAAAAGGTACAATGAAAGGTCACACCATAAAAGGTGGTCAAAAACGCCCGACTAAGTCTGGTGCGGGCATGACTAAAAAAGGTGTGGCCAAGTATCGTCGGGATAACCCCGGTTCTAAACTAAAGACAGCCGTTACAGGCAAGGTTAAAAAGGGAAGTGCTGCAGCTAAACGTCGCAAATCCTACTGCGCACGTTCTGCGGGACAGATGAAGCAATTTCCTAAAGCAGCTAAAGACCCTAACAGTAGATTGCGGCAAGCTAGAAAAAGGTGGAAATGTTGACATGATGGGACGTAGTTCTATGGGAAGACAACTTACAGGCAATCGCGTTAAAAAAGCAGTGCCTCGTAAACCTGTAGCGGCTATGGCCAAGGGCGGTAAAGCTAAGAGTCGTGTGAATGAAGCTGGTAATTACACTAAGCCCACAATGCGCAAGGCATTGTTCAACAAGATTAAGGCTGGTGGTAAAGGTGGTAAACCCGGACAGTGGTCTGCACGTAAGGCTCAGATGCTCGCAAAACAGTATAAAGCTAAAGGTGGGGGCTATAGGAAATGAAGGGCGTAAACCACTATAAAAAAGACGGAACTCTCCATAAAGGGGGTACACACAAGATGCCTGACGGTTCATTGCACACAGGCAAGACCCACGGTAAAACAAGTGTTAAGTTATCCCATTACAAAGATTTAAGTAAGAAAGCGAAGGCTAAAGCCGATGGCAAAAGCAAAAAGTCAAAAAAGTCTTAGTAGCTGGGGAAAGCAGAAATGGCGGACAAAGTCTGGTAAGCCATCGACACAAGGAAAAAATGCTACGGGTGAACGGTATCTACCTACAAAAGCTATAAAAGCTTTGTCATCTAAAGAATACGCTGCTACTACCAAAGCTAAACGAGCGGCTACTAAAAAAGGTAAACAGGTTGCTAAACAACCTAAAAAGATAGCCAAGAAGACGGCAAAGTATAGGAAGGCCTAGATCATGGCAGTTGTTGTACCAGAACTAAATGAATTATTTGAGGAAGCGTACGAACGTGCGGGCCTTGAAATGCGTTCGGGGTATGACTTAAAAACCGCCCGTCGCAGCCTTAATATTATGACGCTAGAGTGGCAGAACCGTGGTCTGAACTTATTTACCATAGAGGCGGGAACTATACCTCTGGTTGCAGGTACAGCTACTTATACTCTACCTTCTGATACTATTGATCTAATTGAACATCAACTTCGCACTGACGAAGGTACGACGCAACAACTTGATTCGTATATTCAACGCATGAGTGTTTCTACATACTCACAGCAAGGGAATAAAAATACTCAAGGGCGTCCGTCTCAAATATACGTACAGCGCAATGCTACAGACGTGCAAGTTACTCTTTGGCCTGTACCGAATGATGCTACGACATATAAGTTGGCTTACTACCGCCTAAAAGGCATAGATGGGCTGGCAAGCGGTGTTGGAGGAGCTACTACTTCTATACCACCACGTTTTGTACCTGCTCTTGTGTCTGGCTTGGCATACTATGTTGCTATGAAAAAACCTGAAGTGGCTGAGAGAGTTGGTCCTTTAAAACAAGAATATGAAGAACAATTCCGTAGGGCTGCAGACCAAGATCAAGACCGGTCTACACTTCGTATGGTACCGTTTAGAGGGTATGCATAATGCCGGGTTACGCTAGTGGTAAACACGCATACGGTATATGTGACCGGACTGGGTTTCGCTACAAGCTGGAAGACCTTATATACGAGGTCCAACATGGAGTACGTACAGGTCTACGTGTAGGCAAAGACGTATTTGATCCTGACCAACCACAAAACTTTCTCGGGGATGTTAACACAGCAGACCCGCAATCTTTACTTAACCCACGCCCAGACGTTAATCCGGGCAGAGGTTTGTTCGGTTGGAATCCTATTTGGAACCCAGCTCAATATATGGTAGGCTCTGTAGGAAGCGCCACCATAACAACAACTGATGGAGATTAATATGCAGCGTCCTAGACTTAGACCGAAAAACTTAGGCAAGAAGAAAAAAACTTCGAATAAACC